GAGGATGAGGAGGAGGACGAACAGGAAGACCCGTTTCTTGTTCACCTTCTCAACAAGTATGGAAAGAATCGCCGGGAGGGAAAGTCAGCATCTGCATTCGTAATTAGTCCTGAGAAGTCCAAACGCCAGAAGAAGCACGAACAGATCGTTCCTGCACTCAAACTGTCATCGCGTGATGAGCGAGAGTATTTCGAGGATCTGTCGAGGTCAGACAAGAAGAACTTCAATGTCAAGATGGAGTCAATCGCCAAGCTGATGTCAGATCACGATATGCCGTTCAAGTTCAAGATTCTGGACCTTCCAATCACGGATACGATCAAGGCATCTGTAATCAAGAAGATCGACATACTGCACAAGATGGGGAATGACAGCGGAGAGTCCCACAAGCTTCGTACATGGGTTGATGGATTTCTCCGCGTGCCGTTCGGAGTCCATATCCCTCTTCCTGTTCAGCTAGATGATGGAGAGCTCAAATGCTCGAAGTTTCTTACCGAGTCGCAGAAAACGCTGGATTCTGCAGTCTATGGAATGGCTCCAGCCAAGACGCAGATCATGCAGGTTCTAGCCCAGTGGATTGCGAATCCTTCGTCTGTTGGAAACGTGATTGCTCTGAAGGGGCCGATGGGAGTGGGCAAGACATCGTTTGCACGCAACGGAATCGCAACTGCACTTAAGCGTCCGTTTGAGTTCTTCTCGCTCGGCGGTGCATCTGATATCTCCCACTTTGTTGGCCACTCGTACACATACGAAGGATCGGCATGGGGCCGCATCACGGACTCGATCATGTCTGCCCGTTGCATGAATCCGGTGTTCTATTTCGACGAGCTCGACAAGATCTCGGGAACTCCTCACGGCGATGAAATCACTGCAATGCTCATCCACCTAACAGATCGTTCGCAGAACATGCAGTACCACGACCGTTATTTCGCCGGAATCGATTTCGATCTCTCTCAGTGCCTGTTCGTCTTCTCGTTCAACGATGAGACGAAGGTACATCCTGTTCTGAAGGACCGCATGAACGTCATTCAGTGTTCCGGATACAATGCAGATGAGAAGAAGATCATTCTCACTCAGTATGTGTGGCCCGAAATGCTCGAGCGATTCAAGATCGGTAAGGATGACGTTGTCCTCACAGAGGAGGCGATCCGGTATATGATTGGCGAGTACTCCTCAACCGAAGCAGGTGTTCGCTCTCTCATTCGCATCGTCGAAAGCCTCATTATGCGAATCAATCTGCTCAGGATTTCTGACAAGGACTCTGTCAAGAGCCTGAAGTTCTTTACGGATGTGAAGTTCCCGCTGAAGATTACGATTGAAACCGCTCAGGTTCTTCTCACTGAGCTGGAAAAGCCGCAGTCGAATGTTCCGTTTGGGATGTACACATAGAGTCTTCACTAAAATTAAATGTCAAAATCCGAAATCCAGTTCGGAAAGACTCATCTGAGAAACCACCTTGGGTCGCTTCTGACCCCTCACATTTCAGATGGAATCTGGAGCATATACGATACTGCAAAAGTTCTCTGCGACAAGAACGGAGAAGTTGATAAGACACTCAAGACATTTCAGAACCTTTTGACACAGATTCCGACGTGGACAACAGATGTGCTTGAAACGGAAGTTACGCGAATCTTAACTTCATCCAAGTGCGACTACTTTGACGAATTAATCACAGGTGTATTTTTAGCTTACATGCGTGCATTTGCAGCACTGCAGTACCGCTCAACTGCCGATTCAATCGAAATTGAATTCGAGAAGCCGACGCTGCACAAGTTCATTCACGAAGTCTATAAGCAGGTTGCACGCGGTGCATGGCAACATGCGTATCTCTTTAAGACCTATGCAACTCCTCTGGAGCAGCAAGCACGGAATCGCAAGGATATCACGACCATGCTCGAAGATTCGCTCGATACAGTCATTGACTCTTTTTTGCCTTGGAAGGATATTGCCAAGAACTATTTCAAGGATGTTCCCTCAACTGCTGCAGAGACGGTCGCCGCGGTAGCTGCGGCAGCTGCTGTTTCAGCTGAAGAAGACGATGACGACGAGCCTGAAGAGAAGGAAAAGCCGCGTGTTTCCTTCCAAGCACCTGAAGAAGATGATGAGGATGAACAGACTGAAATTAAGATTGGAGACGATTTGGAAGCAGATAAGCTAGAAATTCTTGCTCTTGATGAGCCTGTGAAGCTGCCCGAGCCCGTGCCCGAACCCAAATCAGAAGAAGTTACGCTTGTTCCGTCTGAGGAAGAAGGTACGCTCGTTCTAAAGCAGTAAGTTTTTCACGAAGGAGGCAATCAAATGGACACAATGTTATTACTTGCAGTTGGGGCGATTGCCGTTGCCGCAGTTGTATTGTACATCATGGATCGGTATTCGAAGAAGGAGCCCGTTGTATGGGCTGATGCCGCTAAGGTTGCCGTGGCTGGATCTCTACTGACGGGCGGAGTCTTGTTCGCAACAACATCCGAGGTTGGAGCCACGGTCGTGGAAGCAGTCAAGACGCATACTCAGGACATGTTTGTTGGAAAGCCATCGTTCTAGACATCGATAAACAGTGCAGTGTCGCCTAGGGGAACACGATCTGTTCTGAAGAGTGAAAACAGCTCTGTCTGCTTTCTGGGAACCGCAGTATCCTTGCAGTACCTCGCAATCGCTTTATATAAATCAAACCCATGGTAGGGCTCGTGAGCATCCTTTTTAGATATGTTTCTAAACATGATGGATTTCCCACCAGGAAGAGACATCCACTGCATCAGAACCTTGAAAAGCGGATCCGATGAATATTCGCTACAGAAGGGTCCTTCAGGGAAACAGTCCCAAAACATCGAAGTGGATAGCCGCACAAGATCGAACGACGCATTCGGCTTGATTTCGGGGTACTTGGATACATAAAACGGGTCCGTGTTATACTGTCCACCGGCTTCTTCATTCGGATGAAACTGGTCGCTCATGAAGAACTTGGACTCCCGCATTCCCGGAAGACGAAGCGAGAAGGTTGCACGGTCAAAATCAATGATCTTCATCAGGTATCCGTATGTAGGAACCTTGTAGAAGACACCCGCATGAGTATAGTAGAGAAACGGAGCAGTTGTCCTCACATACATGACGTTATTTACATGCAGATCGTTATGTACAAAACCATAGTTCCGTTGGGCATATGCGAGTGCGAACACAACTTGTGTGAGGCAGGCAAGACGTACTTCGGATCTCTTTTCCTCCTTCAGTAACCTGTACAATGTGCCTTCGCATTTTTCGAGTAATGTTGTCTGCACCTGCACATCCTTGAACAGTGCATGAGCAAACGGCTCTTCTTCATCATCTTCAACGCCAATAGGTGCGTCGGATGTTCCGCAACTCTCGATATCGAACACGTCATCCGTGGTTGTTGAGTCAGACACAGAGACATCATCTTCCTGCGAATCTTCATCGTTCTGCCATGCAGCCGGTTGAATGGGACCCCGAGGTACATCGATCGGTTCAAGAACAGTCGCTTCGATCATCAATGAATCGTCATTCTCGATCGTCAACTCTTGCTGCTGCGATGATCTGTGTTGCAACGACTCCTTGATTCTAAGATCAAAAAAGTGACCAATGTTCTGTGAAAACCAACGGCTCTCGCAGAGCTCCTCGTAATCGTCGGATATATTCAGAACAAATGTCTCGCAAAGACCGACGAATGTCCCAAATACAATCGGAAAGTGATTGCATCCAGAATCAGAAAGAGCACATGAAATGAGTGCACCTACATAGGCTGCATTGTGCTTCGACTGTAGCTTTTCACGAATCTCGTTTGACGTTTCTGCACTTACAGGAAGACCGGATGACCCGAATTCTCCTCGCATCCACTTCCATGGACTCAGTAACATGGTCGTCTTTCTGTGAATGGTTGTCTCGGTGCTATTAAAGAAGATTGTGTCGGGTGAGGCAATTGTTTGGACCGTACGTTTCATTCTGAGACCATAGTGGAAAGGGATGCGAAACTCTTCGATTTTGAACAGAGTTTCCAGACATGGGAAAAATGGCTGAAGATTGCGTATACCCCAATGTTTCTGAGCCTGCTCGCGTAACCCCTGAAGGTTTAGATATTTCATGATTTCTATCGGGACGACACTTGTCCGAAGTTCAGATTGCTGTTGACGAGCCTTCGGCATCTTTGTGTCGAATACATACTGAAAAAAATATCCCCGAAACGTAAGATGAACTTTGATATCCAGTATTTCGACATAAATGAGATTCGGAAACGGTGCGAGATGGACTCGCACAAGTCTCCTATGATTGTTATTATCGGAAAGAAGGATACCGGGAAATCCTTCTTAGTAAAGGACATCCTATATCACACTCGAGATGCATATCCCATCGGTACGGTTATTTCGGGAACAGAAGTTGCAAACGAATTCTTCCAGCACATGGTTCCTTCTAAGCTGATTCACGACAAGTACAAACCCGAAATCATTCTGAGCACGATCAAGCGTCAGCTCGGAATCAAGCAAGCTCGCAACCAAGGGAAGACCAATCAAGATCCTCGTGCGTTTCTAATACTTGACGACTGCCTTTACGATAATTCGTGGATCCAGCAGGATTCGACACGTTATGTCTTCATGAATGGCCGCCACATTGACTTAACGACTATGATTACAATGCAGTATCCGCTCGGAGTCACACCCAATCTGCGTACAAACATCGATTTCATCTTCATTCTGCGTGAGACAATGATTGGAAATCGCAAGAGAATCTATGAGAACTATGCCGGAATGTTCCCGACATTTGACATGTTCTGTCAATTCATGGATAGCTGTACAAACAACTACGAATGTCTCGTGATCTGCAACGGGATTCAGTCGAATCGCCTTGAAGATCAAGTTTTTTGGTATAAGGCAAAAGACCATGAAAATTTTCAGCTCTGCGATCGTTCGTTGTGGACTGATAATAAGCCATTCTTCAGCACGATGCTCCAGCAGGGAGAATTTGATCCACGGGAAGCACGTGCAAAGAAGGGTCCTCAGCTATGGATAAAGAAGAGCGGAGAATCTCAGTAAACTCGCCAACCATACTACGTGCGGATGCCATCTCGTATTCGAACGTAAGTTCCGGCAGATCGTTGGGACAGTACGGGGTGTCTAGGAGATATCTCTGTGCATCCTTTCCGAGGAAACACGTTTCAGGAAGAGACGTATCCAGATTGTAGACAGGCGTTCCCAAGTAGATTGCATGGTATGCTCTGAGAGATTCAAACACTCCATAATTAGGTGCATAGTGGACGTTCAACACCAATTTCGATCGCCGAATAAGTGAATCTCTTTCATCTCCAAATACATCTTCGCGACAATATGCATTGTACGGCTTCAGCTTTGCTTGTCTGTTCGCAGAAAATGAGAATCCACCAAAGAAGAACTTATCAATATCCCTAAACACAACTCCAGACGATTTCAAGTACTCTGGATTGAAGAAATAGGGCATCCATAGACCAGTCCGCCAGATATGTGATCGTATGATCTCGAGATTTGCAGTGCTGTAATCTGCATACAACATCTTCGGATACTTGGCCAGGATATGTACTGTGTGTTGTAGGTATTCTAGACGAGTTAGCTGTTCGAGATTCATTAGAACCCATACTTGGTTTGAGGGAATCGTCTCTGGACATGGAAGGCCCGAATGAAAAAACAGATAGATACCAGAATCAGATGGCACTGATTCGAGCGTTGACACTTCAACCGTATGACCTGCTTCACGGAGATACCATGTCAATGCAATGTAGTAGTCTCGTATAAATTTATCGACGAGTCGTATCTCGCGCACAATGCAGAACCTCATTGTATAGAATCCTTCGCATAGCGTAAATTCAATGTAACGAGGGATCCAAACTGTGGGAATACAACATCGAAGTATGGAGATGCATATTCGTGAAACATGTGCTGTATCTTGTACCAAAGTGAATCGACGAATACAAAGACTGCATACAGGAAGAACAAGCCTGTTGC